TTTGTTGTGTAAATTTCTAATTCGCCATCAACTACATTTGCACTTACACCTGCAATTTCTTCATTATTAATTTCTTCTGCAAGTGCAGCAGCAGTATTACCAATTCTTGTAATATCTTGTCCGTCAATTGTGAAGCTGTTTGAAGGATCAAAGGTTGTCGTGCTAGCAATTTCACTTCTTAGTGTCGGCCAACTACCTTTCCAGTCTAATGAACCAACTTCAACCCATTCACCAATATTTGCTTCTTTTACAGCAATACTTGCACCGTAGCCAGGTGATTTGTAATATAGTTTGTTTAAATTTGTAATTGCTACAACAGCGTAATCACCAATTTGTCCAACTGACTTTTTAGGTGCGCCCGGTGCTGTTAAGCTTTCTCCTGATGTTCTTGCAACATCGCTTGGTGTTAAAACTATAGGAGTTTTGGTTGTAAATGTTTGTCCGCCTACAGTAGTAATTGGAGCACCGTTCCATTCAGCAATACCAAATGCTGTTGAATCTGTGTCAAACCAATATGTTCCGTCTGCAGGGTCACCGCCTGGAGGTGTAGCACTTGCTTCTAGTTTAGATATATCAATATCTGCTCTAGTAACAAAAACTCTGTTTGTTACACCCAGTAGTGAGTATGCTGTTTGTAATCCGTATTCGTTTAATTCACCGCCGTGAATCATGTTACCATTGCCGTCGCTCATAAACACCGGATCGCCAAATAGCTCTCCAAGTTCCCTCTGTGACGTCAGCAAGTATGGTCTTCCTGCGTTTGCTTTTAGTGTTCCTTCAGCTACACCCGATCCTGATGAGTTAGTTTTGTTTTCCTTACTCGCTACGAAGATCATCGGTACGGTACCAGCAGCCGATGGAGTGTAGAAACTCTCGTCGATTACATTGACCTCAACACCTGGTGAAAATAATGCCATTGTTTATCTCCTATGAAATTGCTTATTCTATTGTATTTATTAATATAAAATAAAAAAGGCTGCTTAAACACCATGAAAAAGGGACCGAAAAGGTGAGGTAAATACAATATGAGGCCATTATGTAAGTGCGGACAGCGCCCTGCTGCTATAAATTACAAAAAAGAAAACAAAACTTACTATCGTAAGTTATGCGAGACTTGTTTGCGCAATGGTGTAGGACACGGTATTCCTAAATGGAAACAAGCAGGTTATGAAAAGAAACCACTATGTGAAAAGTGTGGTTATAAATCAAGATATCTAGAGCAGTTTAATGTGTTCCATATTGACGGAGATTTAAACAATTGTCGTCCTAGTAATCTAAAAACTGTGTGTGCAAACTGTCAGCGCATTTTACAACGAGAAGGTGTTCGCTGGAAGCAAGGCGATTTAAAACCTGATTTTTGACTTGACATATTATATTCTTTCTGCTATTATAATAGAAAACTAATAGGAGATACTCTGTGGCAATTGATTACAAATACAACGAAGGCGAACTTATCAAAGAATTACAAGCATATGTAGATGCAACTTATGGTGAGCATTATAGCCTTAATAAGTTTCAAGCAACAGAGTTTATTATTGATGCAGGACACGGTGATGGATTCTGTATTGGCAATGTTATGAAGTATGCACAGCGATATGGCAAGAAAGATGGCTATAATCGTAAAGATTTACTTAAGGTATTGCATTACGCTTTAATTGAATTATATGTACATGACCGTGAAGGTCGTTAGCCGATTGTAAATCCATAACCAGTACCGCCTGGTACTGCGTTTGATACTTCGCTTTCTAGCTTTTCCATTTCAGCCTGTGCCTCTGCTTTTAGTGTATCACCATTGAGAGTGCTTCCTCCTTGAGGTCCAGCAATAGTAGCAAACTTTGAACGTGCTTCACCTAGCATATACTTACAACTTGCAAGTGTATAATCTTTAATCCATTGTACAGCAAGATAATCATTTAGTAGTTCTGAATCAGGACGATAATTGTAGCAATAAAGCATAAGAGTTTCTTCTGCTCTCGGACGCTGTAATATTGTTAGTTTTTTGCTAGTGTTATTCCATTTAAATTCTATAAATGATCCAAACATACGTCCTACTAGTTCTTGATATTGACTAAACAGGTCATATGTTGCTAGTCCGCCCATGTTAGAAGAACTTAACAGATATGTGTTTGTATAAGCAAGATTGAATGGTTCAAACAATGTGCCGCCGTCTCCGCCGCCAGTTCTTGACCCTATACTTCTACGGAATATTTGTCTTACTTCCATTACTTCTTTAGGTAGTATGTATTCATTTTGATCTATTATTGTAGGCATAAACAAATAGCTTTCTTCTACGCTATAGTCAGATCTTTGTCTGTAGCGTGTAAGTGCTTTAGTTAATGCAGTATCATAATGCACAGGATCTAATTCTACATCTACCATTCCTCCGCCTAGGAAGGTATGTACATAATCAAATACTTCTTGCTTTTGTGTTTTTAAATCTGCCATACGTGTTCTCCGTATTGTATTTATCACAGCATAAATATGTATATGCCGAGAATAAGCTTATATAAACCAGAACGAGGTAACGATTATGAATTTCTAGATCGACAGATCGAGGAAATGTTCGTAGTCGGCGGTACAGATATTAATATACATAAATTTCTAGGTGCCGAAAACCCAACTGATGAAAATGCAACTGCTGATCAACCTCAGTACGATGCAGTCAAAGAAACAAACATACAAGATCTTCTATTTTTAGAAAACAGAGATAGGAAATATGATCCTGATGTTTATGTGCATAGAGCAATTTATAATGTGCAAGATATTGATTTTGATCTAAGCCAATTTGGTTTATTTTTAAGCAACGATACATTGTTTATGACAGTGCATATTAGAAGTATTGTAAAGACACTAGGCAGAAAACCTATAAGTGGCGATGTTATAGAACTTCCTCATTTAAAAGATGAATATGCATTAAATGATTACGATGTTGCATTAAAAAGATTTTATGTCATAGAAGATATTAACCGTGCAGCAGAAGGATTTTCACAAACGTGGTATCCACACCTATATCGTCTAAAATTAAAACAGATCTATGACGGTCAAGAATACAAAGAGATATTAGATTTACCTGCTTCTGAAGATAGTAACAACACACTAAGAGATTTACTTTCAACATACGATAAAGAAATGCAAATTAATAATGCAGTTGTACAACAAGCAGAAGTAGATGCAGCAAAAAGCGGTTATGATGTAAGTCACCTATATACAATGGCTTACAACGAGGACGGTTCTATTGCACTTAATACAGCAGATGATACTGATTTGGATGCAAGTGCTATTTCACAATATGCAGACCAAATAGACAATTCTCCTAATAGACCAGGATACACAGGATACCTAGTTGGTATTGCAGATACTCCTAACGGTGCTCCTTTTGGTAGCGGAATACAATTTCCAAGAGACAATATGGAAGGTGACTATTTCCTAAGAACTGATTTCTTACCTAACAGATTATTTAGATTTGATGGGAACAGATGGTTGAAAATACAAGACGATGTTAGAGAAACACTTACAAATACAGATACAAGAAATACACAAAAAACTGGATTTGTTAATAATACACGCACAAGCACAATTGGCGGAGAAGAAGTCGAAGAACGTCAAAGCTTGTCTAAAGCATTACGACCTAAGGCAGACAACTAATGCAACACTTTTATGATGCACAGATTAGACGATATATTACTCAAATGATTAGAATGTTGAGTAACTTTCCTGTGAAGGATGGTAATGGCAATCTAAAACAAGTTCCTGTAATGTATGGAGATTTGACTAGACAAGTTGCACAAATAATACGTGAAAATAGTGAAAATAAATTACCTAGCGCACCTAGAATAAGTTTATATGTTACTGGTTTAGAAATGGACAGGGATAGATTACAGGATCCTAGCTTTGTTAGAAAACAAAATGTAATAGAACGTTCTTACGACGAAGACGGTCAGCAGTATCTGAATACTCAAGGTAAAAACTATACAGTTGAAAAAATGATGCCTACGCCATATAAATTAACAGTTAATGCAGATATATGGTCAAGCAACACAGATCAAAAATTACAAATACTTGAACAGATATTAATTTACTTCGATCCTAGTTTAGAAATACAAACTACTGACAATTATATAGATTGGGCAAGTTTAACTATAGTAAATTTAGAAAATGTCAATTGGTCAAATCGTAGCGTACCT